CAATTCTGCCTTTTGCATTTCGTCTAATTCTTCGGCGAATCTTAGTGATTCTGCCCATACGCATTAAATTAGCTTCATCCAATTCTTCTTCTACCCACTCATATATATCATCAGCCACAGAAACTTTTTCTGCCTGTAACCTTGTAGCAACCATTTGCTCAAGGCGCTCAAATATAAATGATTTGGCCTCTATTAATTTGTTCCTTGCTATAAGTTCTACAAAGGTCATTTTGCACGCTTAAAGGCAAAGTCCGAAGCTTTCATAAAATGTTCTGGTGACTTATGCACCATGTCAGCAAATTTTTTCTTGTTGTCATCATTCAAAGCATTATGTACTTGTGTTAATGCAGATGCGGTAAAATGGTCTACTTTACGAGTATGACCAGAAGCAAACTTAACAGACTTTGCCGATTTATCATTCACTATTTTATGTAGTGTGTCCATTACAGCTTCTTCTATTGTTTCTTCCATTATGCGACCTTTGTGTTCAATAGAAACAATCTTAGAACCAGGAGCATGGTTAGTTACCAGTTTGTGTGCATGGTCTTCATTATCAGCTTTAACATTATATGACTTAGTATCAGTCTTAACATGATATTTTTGTTTAATTATTTTAGCTGGACCAAAATATTTGTCTTTCCAAGGATCGTGAGAAGCTTCTTCAGCTTGAATTGCTGTACCTGTTGGAGTATCGTATGGCACAGAAAAGAATTTGTTAATTTGTTTGTTATAATACAATGCAATTTTTGTTCCATCAGGATACAAACGAATTGCTTTTCTCTTTAACAACAAGACATAAGGAGGTGTTGGACCTGGATTTTGTGCTTCGTCTAATTGGTCTGTCTCAATAAAATCTTCATCTTCTTTAACTGCACGGCGTGCCTGCATGTTAATTGCTTTGTTATTAGAAATTAAATCTACCATCTTGTTAAAGAGGTTTTGAATAATCATTCTATCTGCATTATTAAATGTTGGTTTCTCTTCACCCATCTTATCTAAGATTTTGTGAATACGTTGCATCTGTGCCTTATTGGCCAGACCAGCACGAACCAAAGTATCAAACTTAGAATAGTCTGACTTTTCTTCTTCAACGATAGATTTAAATTCTAATAGAGATTTCATTATTCTTCTGTGGCAACTTCTTGTGATTGTTCACTACCATTGAAAATGCCTCTAGCAAGTTCAACTTTGCGTCCTTCAAGTGCTTCAAAAGCACGAGCAGAAAGCATATCGTTTAAAATATCTTTGGCACCAGATGCATTACCTGCGGCCAATTCGTCTATAAATTGTGTTGTTGACATAGTTGTTCCTTTTTATATTATCGCTTATTTAGTAAAGATGAATATTTTTCCACCTCAAAATCTAGTTGCGGCGTCAATGATTCATTCGCTGCATCATCTTGTGTATTATCTACAGGAGGATTAGCCTCTGCATCAGCTTGTTGTTGCTGTTGTTGTTCTGGTGGTGTTGTTGGACCACCAGTACCAGCTGTATCTTCTTTTGCAATTTGTTTCTTCATTTCGGCAATAGTTTCTTTGTCCATTTGAAGAACATTCTTTTGAACCCATTCCATAGAATAGTATCTACCAATATATGGGTCAACAGTTTGCAATACACTTAGTCTTTCACGAAGGATTTCAGCATCACGCATTTCGGTGAAGTTGTTGTCCTTCATGTAATTATAATATATGTCTTCCTTAAAATCATCCCATTCTTCTAAAGTGCAAATGCCTTTTAGAACGAGTTGTACTCTTAATGCATGGTCAAATATCTGAGAAAACTTATTACGCAGTCTTACAATAAACTTTGTAAACTTAACTTCATCTCTTGTAACTTCAGTTGTACGACCAACACCAATCATGCCACCTTGTTGTGGTTCTAAACGAGAGATTGGTACATTCAATGCATTTAATAGTTTCTGTCTGAAGTACTTAACATCTTCCAACTCACCAAGATTTTGGCCTGCAGGCAATGTAGTAATCTCTGTACCTTTACCACCTTCACGGCGAGGTAACCAGAAGTCTTCTAACATAGACATGTGTTTGCGGTCATCACGCAACTCACCTGTACTTGCATCGTAAACCATTTTGTTACGATACTTGGCCATAATATCTTTTAGATATTGTTCTGCTTTGCCTTTTGGTAAGTTACCAACGTCAATGTAGAAAATACGGCGTTCAGGTGCTCTTGATAGTCGATAGATAACTACCGCATCTTCAATCATTCGCAACTGATTAAGTGGCTTGATTGCTTTATGTAAATATGAAATAACAAATGTGTTCTTTGCATCCATCAAACCAGAGTTCACATTAATGATTGACTCTGGTGCGATTCTTAAACCTGCATTGACATTACTTGTATATGATTGCGTTACTGTACCTTTGTCGTTATACACATAGTATTCGGCAATAGATGCAATAATTTGAGCACCAGTTTTTGGGTCTCTATCTTTTTTGATTTCACGGACCTTACGAATCTTTCGTGGGTCAATGTATCGTAATTCTTGGATACCTTCTCTTGGTTTGGTTTCATCTACCACTACATGGTAATAAATCCGACCATCAATGTACCATCTCTTAAACAAATCATCAGAAAGATTACCGAAGTTTAACATCTTTAAGACATTATGAAATTCTTCTGTGATTTTCTTTTTAATTGTGTCTGGTTGTTTCAGATTATCTAAAACAATGTCTACTGTCTTACCTGTAACATCATGTGTAATGGCTTCGTTGACGATATCATCAATTGCCATTTCTAATTCAGGGTGATTCGCCATCTCACGGTATCGTGTGACCAATTCTATTTCATTGCGAACAGAACCTTCTAAGTCAACATATGTACCATAATGTGCATTTTGAGTTATCGTTACTGCACCATCATCCATCGACTCTGTTGGGAGTGCGAAGGAAGCCTGTTCAGGTGCTTGAACCTGAACAATGTCTTTTTTACCAAGTGTAAAGCCAAAGAGCTTGACTGCCATTAAATATTCATCCTATAAAAAATTGAGAAAGGCCGAAGCCTCTCTCTTTACACCACACCATCGTCAACTGATTCCCACCATTGATAGGTGAGCGTGACGCTGAATTCTTCAATTGTATCGTTAGAACCCCAATCAACATCGATAGCAGCAACATCTGTTGGGAATAAACCAACAAACTTATACTTCTTCAATGAGTTACCTTGTTTACCAAATTGAGTGACTGAACCATCAACTGTGTAACCAAAAGGTGCAAGTGCAATTGGATTACGCACATTAAGATTGTGACTGTTGATACCGTTCATCCATCTTTCGAAGGCGTTACGGATAACAAAGTCTTCATCGTTAATGACTGTAATTGTCCAATCAGCAAAAGTTCTATTGCCTACAAATTTTAGTTCACGACCAAAATATTGTACTGGCACAACACCGAGTGTTGAACCCGGTAATTGTGCAGTCTTACACATAAATGTGAGTTTAGTTTGAGCGTTACCCGGCGCAGAGAACGCAGGGAACGGCATAGAGACTTCAAATAAATTAGGACGGGCACCGTCCCCTGTCATCTGAGCTCTAAAATCATTTACATTAAATGCCATTTGTTTTCTCCTGTTTCTCTATTTATTAGAACTTACCAACGACTTCATCGAATGATACGCCTGTGCGTACTGCAACAAAGTTAAGTTGGATAAAGTTGATTGAACGAGCAGGTTTGATATAAATGTCACCAATGAATTCATTGCGGTCAATAACTTCACCAGTATTATTGGTTTCGTCACAAACAACACGGAAGTCAGTAATACCACGGCGACCTTGTACATCACGCAAGAATGGTTCTACGAGTGCAACAAACTGTGCTCTTGTAAATTGGTCATTGAATTCGAACATTGAGAAACGAGCTGCTCTTGCAATTGCTTTCTCTAGTACGATAAACAGGCGGCGAACATTGATACGGTCAAACGCAGATGGTTTAGATAACAATGTTTTGTCACCAAACAATACTGTGCCTTCACCTTGGAAGGTTACAATAGGGTTGATGCCTTTAACATACAAATCATCACGGTTTGTCTTAGTTGGATTCCATGCAAGTTTGATAGAATTCTTAATGATACCACGATTCAAACCACCAGGTGAGAACCATGGGTCTCTTTCAAGGTCTGTTCTTGCACATAAACCTGCAACGTCACCATTTAATGGAACCCAACGGTATACATCGTTATACTTGTCGTATTGATATTTCCAGTTAGAATCTAAAACGGCATATGAAGTGCTTGTTAGTGTATCACGATAGGCTCTAATATCTGTTGTTTCAGAACCAGCATTGTCAACGCAATCTGCTTTTTCTGGTGATAAGAATACAACGCAATCTTTGCGTGTTTCTGCCATTGATATTAAACTATCTGCAACTGTTTGACTAGCAGGACCAGAAACAACTAATGCGATATCTACTGATTCAGCAGGATCAAAAGAGTCATAAGCAGTAATTACGTTTGCAGTAGTAATTGTTCCGTCAACACCACCAGATAGTGATACTGTTA